GCGCTACGTCGGCAAGCTCGCCGCGGTCGCGCTGCCGGATCACTGGACCCTGCACAGCCTCCGACACCGGTTCGCGACGCTCGCCTACAGCCTGGATCGTGACGTGTTCACGGTGCAGCAGCTCCTCGGCCACGCCTCACCCGCGACCACGCGCCGCTACGTCGCCCTAGACACGTCGGGCATGCGCTCGACCGTCGATCGCATCGCGGCATAGTCTCAGCGCATGCGCGAATATTCCGGAAAGCCCACTTCCACGTTCCGCAGTGAAGGATGGAAGGAGCTCGACGACGAGTCCCCCTGCCCGACTTGTGGCGCGTACCTCATCGCTGAGTACACCACCACGAAGACGTTGGGAGGAAAGGTCAAGATCTTCCTCGGGAGCAAGCAGTGCCGCAACGGATGCGCGGCCTCAGGGTCCTGATGCCGTCGGCGTGTTCGCTACTGCGAGTGCCGAGGTGCCAACGCCGAGCACGGCGGCGGCGACGTCGAGTATCAAGCCGGCGGTGCCGTCGGTGACGACGCCGAGGCCGACGAGCAGGGCGAGCACGGGGATGGACACGCCGTAGATGTAGGCGCGGGCTTTGGGGCTGGCGATGATGCGGGCGGGGTTGCCGTAGGCGGTGGGGCCGGGGGTGCGGTGGCTGTTCATGGTCTCGTGTCCTCGTAGGGGGTCTCGAGCGAGCGGATGCGGCGGAAGATCTCGGAGTGCGCCCGGTCGTTCTGTTCGGTCTCGAGGCGCATGTCGGCGCGGATGTCCTTGAGGCGGTCGTTGAAGTTGCGGTCCAGCGCCTCGAGGCTCCGCTCGATGCGGCCGAGCGCGTCGCGGGCGGAGCTGCCGTGGTTGGGGGTGAGCTGGTCGGCGGCGGTCTCGGCGGCCGCGTGGGTCTTGGTGAGCAGCGGCTTCACCTTGGAACGCCATGCCGCGTAGACCGTGCCGATGACGCCGACGACGGCCACGGCGATGAGGCCGAGGGCGGTCACCACCGCGACGGCGATCGCGCCGATCTCCTCGGCGCTGTCGGCCCAGGGCGGCACGTCACTGCACCGGCAGCGTCCACGCCGCCGCCCACGTCGCCGGGCCGATCTTGCCGTCCTGCGCGACCTTGGCGAGGCGCTGGAGGTTCCGCGCGGCCTTGGCCGTGGCGTCCCCGTACCGGCCGTCCACGTCGAGCGAGTACCCGCGGGCGTTCATGCGCTGCTGCCACTTGGCGAGGCCCTGGGAGCGCCACCGGCCGTTCACCTTGACCACGTCGGCCGGCGCCAGGGTGTTGAGCCCCTTGCCGGACACGGACGTGATGCGACCATCCTCGGGGCCGTAGAAGCACATCTTGCCGGTGCGGCGCGGGAGCGGGAACGCCGGCGCCGCGGTGGGCTTCACGGTCTCGGCGGGCTCGCTCGCCGAGGCGCTGCCTCCGCGGGCGAGGCGGTCGAGCTCGGTGAGGTCGTAGTCGCCGGGGCACTCGGTGCTCGTCCAGTGGCGGTGCGGGTAGAGCTTCACGTCGCCGTAGACCGCGCGAAGGTCGGCGATCAGCGCGGCGGCCGTCTTCATGGTCGCGGCGCGGCGGGACGCGTTGGGGTCGAGCTCGAGGCCGATCGTGTGGTTGTTCCCGTCGCCGTTGCCGCCGGCGTGCCAGGCCTTGCGGTCGGGGTCCACCAGGCACCACACGGTGCCCTCGGAGACGACGTAGTGCGCGGAGACCTTGGAGGCCTTGTTGCACAGCCAGGAGACGATCCCGGAGGCCGACTGCCCCGTGGGCTTCCCCCACCAGTGGATCGTGATGCCGGTGACCTTGCCGTTGCGGGCGGACTGGTTCGGGCTGGTGAGGTTCGTGATGTAGCGGTAGGCGCGGGTGCTCATGGTGGATTCTCCGTTCATAGGGCGGCGGTCGTCGCGCGGTGGGACTGGTAGTAGGACAGGTCGGCGAGGTCCCCAGCGTCGATCCGCTCGCGGATGTAGGAGATGACCTGCTCGGCGAGGGCGGGGGTCCAGTAGCCCGAGAGGTTCATCGTGCGGGGGTGCGCCATGAGGGTGACCGCGGTGCGGTTCGTGACGGCGGAGTCGATGACGGCCTTGATGCTGGCCCAGCTCGCGGCCTCCCACGTGTAGTGGCGGCCGCCCTGCCGGATCTGGCCGTCCAGGGTGCGCTGCGAGGCCCCGATGGTGCCGGAGGAGATCGCGTGGTTCGCGAGGATCAGGCCGCCCGCGTACGTCTCGGAGAACGAGTCGAGGGTGCCGCCGCCGAACCCGTTGAACTTGGAGCCGGTGAGGCCGGGGACGGTGAACCCGTGGATCGTCGTGCCGAGCTGCGCCTCGAGCTCGCGGCGACCGTTGACGATGTTGTCGTAGATGCCGGAGTCGTCGTCGCGGTCCTCGTGGTCGGCGGTGTGGTTCCCGAACTCGACGAGCCCGCTCGCGATCCACGCCTTCGCGTCGGCCTGCGTCGCGCCGCTGTTCTCGGCGATCGTCCACAGGCGGCTGTTCATGGGCACGTAGGCGCGGACGTTGTACTGCTGGAGCAGCGGCCACAGGGTGCTCTTGAAGTTGGTGAGGCCGTGGTCGAAGCGGAGGACGACGACGCCGAGGCCGCCGGTCGAGACGAGCGGGTACTGATCGCAGAACGCCTGCACGCGCATGCCGTGGGAGTCGGACACCGGCGGGACGGTCGCCGAGGCGCCACCCGTGCCGACCTCGAACCACTCGGAGAAGGTGCCGTTGTTGAGGGACCGCTGCACCTGCCACCACATGCGGGGGTTCTGCCCGTACTGGAACATCAGGCGGGCGCACCAGGAGTTGTCGCGGCTGTTGATGACGAGCATCAGCGCGGCCGTGTCGGCGCCTTCGGGGGTGTTGGTGTACCCGGCGGGGTAGGGCGCCGGGAGGGCGTAGGCGCCGGGCGCGATCACCGTGTGCAGGTCGATCGGGTCGGACAGGCGCGAGCGGGCGAAGCGGAGCTGCTCGAACAGGGCGGCGGTCCGCTCCGCGTTGGAGCTGATGTCGTTGTCGCCCTGGGAGATCAGGTCTTCTCCGACGGGAGTGCGGAAGCCGTAGTCGGCGGCGGTCATGGTCGTGGCCTTTCGTCAGCCCCACGGGCCGGGGTAGGTGTTCCAGGGGAGGATGGTCGCGTCCCACGTGATCGCGGGAGGGGTGGGCAGCTCGTCGTCGTCGAGGCCGAGGACGTAGCGGGCGTGGTGGAGCGTGAACGTGATCAGCCAGCTGTCGGGCGTGATGTCCTCGCTGATCTCGTTCGCGAAGTAGGGGCCGCGGACGGCCTGGGGCCAGTCCGCACCGAGGTGCACGGGGTCGCCGGCTTCCATGCGAAGCGCCTCGGCGACCGTGCGGAGCGCGGAGGGAGTGCCGATGCGCCACAGCAGGCCGAGGTCGAGGGTCACGGACTCGACGCCCATGCGGGCAACGTTGGTCGTCCGGTTCCGGGCGTTCATGTTCAGGTCGAGGCTCTCGGTGTCCCGCTTGATCTGCGTGAGATCGACGGTCTCGGACTTCAGCGGCAGCACGGTGACGTCCTCGGAGAGGGGCCACTCGATCTCATAGGGCACATCGGTGCTCGTGGTGTACCGGACCCGGTACTGCGTCGTGGCGACCTCGGAGGGGGCGGACCATCGCGCCGGGGAGAGCGAGTGCGCACGCAGGATCGTCCACACCGGCGTCGTCGCGTTCAGGTCGTCGCGGCGCTGCACGTTGGAGATCACGCGGACGGTGCCGGAGCGCTGGTGCTGGACGAGGGTGTGTAGGTCGTCGGCGTACTTGGACATCACGTCGTTGAACCGCAGGCCCGGGTCTGCGATCGCGACCGTGTCGAACTTGGTGAGGGTCGAGTACGCGACGGGCTGCACCGGCTCGATGTCGGGGTGCTTGAGCGCGGTCACGACGACCGAGCCGGTGCGGCTGCCCTTGCTCGCCGTGTTGGACCGGTCGGCGTTGCGGAGCAGGCTCGTCCACGACGACGCGGTGACGCTGGTTGCCCACCGCGTGGTCACGCCCGGAGCGGCGCGCCACCGTTGGTCGTCCACCTCGGCGATCGCCTTGCGGCCGTTGAACCGCTGCCGGACGGCGCCGCCGGTGATCGGGCTCGCAGCGGCGAGGGCGCTGCCGAACGCGGGAGAGGTGCGTACGGAGAGCGGGGCGTTGCGGGGGATGTTCACGGCGCCGGTGACCACGAACTCGCACGTGCTCGGCGTGACCGTGGGGTGGGGGCCGGACGTGCCGCGCTTGATCGTGATCGAGGAGATCGAGTCGTCGCGGAACGTCGTGTCACCGGCGACGATCTCGAACAGCCCGGCGCTGCCGGGCTTGAACGTCCGGTACAGGCGAGAGACCCGGCTCATGCTGCCTCGCCCATCACGACGCCGTACTCGTCGAGCACCTTGCGGATCTCGGCGGCGACGCCCATGCGATCGGTCACCAGACCGGTGAACGTCACGTTGACGGTCACGGGCGCGGCAGCGCTGCGGGATCGGGCGGCGGTCGCCTCGACCGAGAGCGGGATGCGCGGTGCGTCGGGGATGCTCACGAGGTCGGCCATGGCGCGGCCGGCACCGGTCTGGAGCCGCTCGACGCCGTTGACGAACCCCTGACCGGTCTGCCGGCCGATCTTGTCCAGGACCCGCGAGGGCGAGTGGATACCGAGCTTGCCCTTGATCGCGTCCACAGCGCCGCCGGCGAGACCGGATGCCTTGTCCTTGAGCGCCTGGCCCATGGAGCCGATGCCGTTGATCATCCCGGAGATCAGGTCCTTGCCGGCCTGCGTGAGCAGGTTGCCGAGGTTCCCGAGGGCGGACTTGATATCGCCCGGAATGGCCTTAACCTTACCGATCAGCTCGGTAATCTTAGTTGCCACATTAGTGACCAGGTTATTCCAGCCGTCGTGAAAGAATACGACGATTCGCTTGATGGTGTTGCCCATCGTCTGGTCGATGAACGTCATCGCGTTGGAGACGAGCCCCTGGACCGTGCTGACGACGGCGCCGACGATCTGCTGCACGCCCTGCCAGGCCCCGGCCCAGTCCCCGCGGAGCAGCGCGGCAACGGTGTTCAGTACGCCGACGATCAGGTCGATCGCTCCGCCGATGATGACGACGAGCTGACCGAAGACGTTCTGCACGACGGGCAGCAGGAAGTCGATCGCGGGGCCGAGGATGCCGATGATCGTCGTCGCGATGGACACGAGCGGATCGACGACGCCGAGGATCTTGGGGACGAGCGTCGCGATGCCCGCGACGACCATCGGGATGATCGTGGTCGCGATGTTCTGCACGATCGGGATGATCTGCTGCACGACGCCGATCACGGCCGGGAGGGCGGTCCCGGCGATCTGCGCGACGAGCGGCAGCAGGGTGGTGACCGCGCCGACGATCACGGGCAGCACCGCGGCGCCGAAGGACGTGAGCGTCGGCAGCAGGCCGAGGAAGGCGTTACCGATCCCCATGATCGAGGGGAGCATGCTGGTGAACATGCCGGTGATCTGCGGGAGCAGGCCGAGCAGCATCGTGCCGAACTGCGTGAACATCGGGCCCATCTGCGCGAACATCGCCTGCACGGGAGCAGCGCCGCCGGACAGGCTCGTGAGGCTCGTCAGGAACGTGCCGAGCATCGGGGCGACCTGGCCGATCGCGCCGCTGATCTGCGGGCCGATCACGTCGGCGAAGGCCTTGAGTCCGGGCATGATGCTGCCGGTGACGAACGTGAGCAGGCTGGTCAGGACGGGCAGCAGCAGCATGCCGACCTGCGAGATGAAGTTCCCCCACTGCGAGGAGAGGATCGCGACCTGGCCGGCGAACGTGCCGGTCTCACGACCGAAGTTGCCCTGCGCGTCGGAGGTCTGCTCCATGATCAGCGCGAGGGTCGCGGCCTGCTGCGCCTGCGCGTCGAGCGCGCCGCCGGTCTTGGAGAATCCCAGCTCAGCGGCCTTGGCGTCGATCGCCGCCTGGTTCAGGGACACGCCATAGCGCTCGATGGGGTCGCGCTCGCCCTTGAGGGCCGAGGACAGGGCGCCCACGGCGTCGGTGGTGGTGCCGCCGAACATGGACGCGAGGTCGGCGCCGAGGCCCATCAGCTCGTTGGTCTTCCCGCCGAGCTGATCCATGGCGGTGCCGCCGTTCTTCAGCTGCGTGCCGAGGACTGTCGCCAGTTCGTTGTAGCTGTTCTCCGTGAGGCCCATGGAGGTCGCGGCGTCCTGCGCGTACCCGTGCATGACGCCGGCCTGGTCCTTGAAGACGGTGTCCACGGCGCCGACGGACTGCTCGAGGTCGCCGGCGGCCTTCACCCCGGCGACCCCGAGTCCGATGAGTGCTCCGCCTGCGACGGTGGCGGCGCCGAGTGCGGCGCCGCCTAGCCCTTTCATCACGCTGCCGAGGCCGCCGGCCTTGCTCTCCGCCTGCCCCATCGCGTCCACTGCGCCCTTGGCGTCGCCGAGGATGCGCACAGACAGGATCGCGGTCTTACCGGCCATGCTTGCTCATCTCCTCGTGCTCCTCGAGCAGCAGCTCGATCGCGGTGTCTAGGTAGTCGGGATCGCCGGCGAGCCACTGCTCGGGCGTAATGCCGGAGCGGATCGCGAGGGTCGTGATCAGGCGGACGTATCCGCCGGCGTAGGGTCCTCGTCGCCGCCGGCGCGGGCGACGAACTCGAGATCGACGAGCAGCTCGAGGAAGGCCTCATAGCCGGTGCCCTCGGGCAGCTGGTGGGTGCGGTCGAAGGCCGCGAATGCGAGGAAGGACTGCACGCGGAACTCGTCGCGGTTGATGTCCCAGTTGTTCGCACGGGCGGACTTCTCCAGGCGGAGCTTGTCGGCGAAGATCACGCGCTCGGGACCGAGGATGCTGCCGTCGGTGAGCTCGGCGGAGATGACGGTGCGGCGAATGGAGGCCATTTCTATTTACCCTTGACTTTCTGTAGTGCGTCATTCATGAGTTTTTGATACATGGGCACCCACACCGGTTCGGTGGCTTTCGCGCCCTCGGTGAGGTAGGGGCGGGCGGAGATTCCGCGATCGGGCCACCCCCAGTGGATTGCGCCGGCGTAGGGGATCTTCTTGCGGCCGGCGCGGATGATGCCCGCGGTCTTGGTGCCCGATGCGCGGATGTCGCTGGAGAGCCGCCCGGTGAGCACCGGGGCGCGCCCGCGCGCGGCGGCGGCGGCGACCTCGGCGGCAGCCTGGTTCGCTTCCTTGAGGTCCTCGAGGTCGTCACCGGCCGCGCGCAGGGTCCGACGGAGCTCGCGGGCCCCGTCGATCTGCACGAGCGGGCGCTTGGCCACGTCAGCCGCCGGACGCGGCCGAGGAGACCTCGGGCAGCTCCAGCACCTTCCACTCGAACTCGGCGGTGTTCGCGGTCTTCACGTCGCCGCCGACGGTGACGGCGCGGACCTGGCACTCACCGCTGTAGGTCAGCTCGGCGTCGCCGCGGGGCGTGAACGTGAACGGGACGACCTTCCCGGTGTTCGTCCACGTCCAGTTCACGAGCCCGTCGAGGGTGTACTCCTGGAGGAACTCGCCGGAGATGGTGCCCTCGAACGTGCCCTCGTCGAGGTACTGGTCGCCGGAGAGGACGGGCACCGGATCCTCCTCGTTCCACGAGGGGGCGAGCTCGATGCGGGTGACGTGGGTGCCGAACTCCTGCTCGGAGCCGGTGGCGCCGAACTTGAGGAATCCGGGGCCGAGCTTGTGAGCGCTGACTGCCATGACGTGCTCCTAGTTGTGTTCCGTGGTGAGGGTGAGGGTGTAGCCGGGGAACTGCTGGTCGGCGAGCGTGTAGGTCTCGGGGACGGCCCGGTCCAGCAGCAGGGCCGGTGCGAGGGCGTCGAGGATCGGCTCGAACACGCCGGTCGCCTCCGTGGGGTCCGTGGTCGGGGCGAGCGCCCACAGGGTCCACGTGGCGGTGCGGCGGGCGACGGTGACGTACTCGATCGACGGGGGCAGGACGATCACGACCGGGGCGCCGGCCATGACGGCGCCGGCGGCCTCGTGGGGCCGGTCGGTGACGGTCACCTCGAGTCCCGCGAGGGCGGCGGACGCCTCGGCGATGATCTCGGCGGTCGTGGCGGCGATCATGCGAGCCCCGGACCGATGTAGCCGCGCAGCAGGGGCCATGCCGGCGTCAGCGGGTCGAGCGCCGGCTTCATGGGGTTGCCCATGATCTCGGGGTCGCCGTAGCTGGTGGTGCCGATCGAGGACTGCCGCCGCTGGTAGAGGTTCGCGGCGACCTCGAGGATCGCGGCCGAGAGCACGGCGTCGGGCACGTCCGCGTCGCCGATCTTGTCCTTCACGAGCTGCGCGGCGCGGGCCGCTGTCTCGGTGATGAACTGGGCGTCACGGCCGCTCGCTCGCACGTAGCCGTCGAGATCCACCTGAGGCATGTCAGGGGGATAGGCCGTGCTCTCGGTCTCGGTCATGGGGATCAGCCCTCGCCGCCGCCGGCGGCCGCCGTGGTGACGGGGACGATCGCGGTGGGGAACGGGACGATCACGGCCTGGTAGCCGTAGAGGCTGAACTGCTTCGTCAGGTTGATGATGTTCTCGTCCTGGAGCTGGAGGGGCGCGTTCGCGTTCTTCAGCGTCTTCAGGGCGCTGGAGTCGTAGAACGCGGCGGTGCCGGCGGGCGCCTCGCCGTAGAGGCACTTCACGTTGATCGACGCGAGGTTCCCGTTGCCCTCGGGCAGCGAGAGGGTGCCGGTGAACTCGTTCCCGGCCTGCACCTGGAGCGCGGGCACCTCGTTGTAGGTGAGCCGCTGGAGGGCCTTGAACTGGTCGGTGGAGACGACCATGCCCTCGAGGTTGAAGCCGTTGTCGGCGTAGCGGGCGCCGGCGTCGATGATCGCGTCGCGCCAGTCCCAGACGGTCGGCGCCGCGGGGAGCGCGATCGCGTTGGACGCCTGGCCGGAGATGACGGACAGGATACGGGTGCGGAAGTCGGCGTTGGTGGCCTTGATGTAGGCCAGTGCGAGGGCCTTCATCACGGTGTCGAGGTAGGGAACCTCGCTCCGCTCGATCACCTGACGGGACAGCTCGGTCCAGCCGCCGAACGTCGAGATCGGCTCGCTCTTGGACTCGAGGACGACCTTGCCCGGCCCGGGGAGGTCCGCACCCTCGGCGGTCTGCTTGCCCGCCACCAGGGTGTTCCCGGTCATCTGCGCGTAGTCGGCGTTCATGCCGGTCGCGGGCAGCGCGCCGGTGTCGAACGTGTTGATCAGCTGGCGGCGGTCCTCGACCCACTTGAGGAACAGGCCGAGGTAGGTCTCGTTCTTGATCGAGCCCTCGGTGGTCTGCCCAGCGGTCGCGCGGTGGAACTCGAGCGCGGCCTCGTCGCCCTTGGCGACCTTCTTGAGGTAGTCGCCGATGCTGCGGAACATCGGGTCGGCGGGTCCTGCGGCTGCGCTGAGGTCGAGGCCGGCGAGCTGCCGCTCGAGGTCCTGCATGCTGGTCTCGAGGGGCTCGAGGTCGGCGCGGGTGAGGGTGGTGGGGGTCATGGTGTCTCCCTGGTCGGAACGGTCGGAGGGGGCGGGCTGGTCGGGGTCGCGGTGGCGGACCTTGGTGACGGTCGCCGAGCTGTAGGCGGGGAAGGGCACCAGCGAGAACTCGAGCGCGCGGACCTTCTCGTGCACGACGGTCTCGGTCTCGTCCTCGGCGTCCACGTCGATGCGGTACTGCTCGGGGCGGAAGCCGATCGACAGGCGGGTGATCACGCCGTCGGCGAGCAGCGTCGCGGCCTCACGGCCGCGGGGCGTGTCGGACAGGGCGCCGTCGATCTCGAAGCCCTCCGGGGTCTCGCGGCCGGCGGTGATCCGGCCGATCGGCTCGTCGTGGCGCCACAGCACGAGCGAGGGCACGCCGTCGGCGTCGAGCTGCACGGCGCCGGGCTCGAAGCGCTCGCGCATTCCCCACAGGTCGATGGTCTGGCCGTAGGGGACGCCGATGCCGGTGAAGCTGCGGCCGCCCTCGTCCTTGGCGCGGATGCGCACGTCCATCTGCCGGTCGCTGGTGATGGTGTCGCGGGTGATCGTGGCGGTCATGCCGGGAGCTCCTCGGGCGCGGGGGACGGGGTGGCGGACGCGGGGGTGAGCTTCGCGATCTGCTCGCGCTGCGCGGCGGTCAGCGGCGGCATGTTCTCGATCGCGCGGACCTCGTCCGGGGTGATCCAGCCGGCGCGGAGCGCGGACTCGTGCGCCTCGTAGCGGGTCGTGGTGTCGGACCGGAGCAGCGCGTCGAGGTTGAACCGGACGGTCTGCCCGCGCGGCGTGAGCGCGGTGAGGGCGTCCTCGATCTTGCGGAGGTAGGCCATCAGTCCGAAGCGGACGAACCCGAGCCACTCCTGCTCGACGTTGCTGTACGTCATGGAGTTGCCGTCGATCGCGGTCATCATCAGCGAGGACGGCACGCCGAAGATCCGGGCGATCTCGAGGGTGTCGAACTGCTGCGCCTCGATCCACAGCGCGTCCTTGGGGTTGATCATCAGCGGGTCGTAGTGCAGGCCCTTGCCGAGGACGCGGACGCGGGAGGGGTTGTCGAGCTGCTGGACCGGGTTGCCGTCCTCGTCGAGGTGGTTCCAGGACCGGCGGTAGAGCTCCGCCTCGACGGGGGTGAGCTTGTCGTCGGTGGTGAGGATGCCGGAGGGATGCCCGGTCTCCCACCATCCCGAGGCGTAGGCGCGCATGTCGCGGGCGCTGCGCATGGTGGTCTGCGCGGCGGCGATCGGGCCGATCCCGCGGACCGTGCCGGGCATGGTCAGGTAACGCATCTGCACCACGCGGGAGTGCTCCCCGGCGAGGTACTCGTGGCCGTCGTAGCTGAACACGAGCCGCTTGCGGTCGTCGCTCCAGGGGGTGACCTCGTAGGGGCTGAGGGGGATCAGCTGCGTCGTCTCGGAGGCGAGGTCGCCACCGTCGCGCCAGACGTAGGCGTTGCCGGTCGTGGCCATGGACAGGGCGAGCTGCTCGAGGAACTGGGACCGGGACATGTCGAGGTTCGGGCGGCGGATCACGGCCGGAACGTCGGTGCCCTCGAGGCGCTCCCCGGTGCGCTCCACGTCGAGGGACAGTTGCCCGACGCTCGTCGCGATGATCTGGAGGGCGCGGTGCACGGCGGGGAGGTGGGCGGCGTCGCCGATCAGCAGCGGCCCGGACTCGGACCGGGCGGGCGGGATGATCCCGGCGGCGACGTTGGTCGCCTGGCGGCGGGCGACGCCACCGAGCAGGGCGTCAGCGGCGCGGGAGAGGATCGACATGCCGGAGAGCGTGCGGGGCCGGCGGGCCGTAGGCCTAGAGATCCTGCCGTCGTGCCGACACGAGCCGACATGAGCCGACCTAGAACAGCTGCACCCCGGTGGGCTGCTCGCGGTGCTCGGCGTGCCACAGGGCCACGGACCCGGCGATCAGCGAGGGCACGGGGCCGAGGCTCTTGTCGCGGTCGATCCGCTCGACGCCGTTGTTGGTGCGGAGCTGCGCGGCGGCGACGGCCTGCGCGAGCACGCGGGAGCCGTCGTGCTTGAGGGTGCGCTCGTCGCGGGCGGCGGCGAGCAGGTCGAGGTCGGCGGTCGAGCGGTCGGCGAGGGTGAGCCGCCGCACCGGCAGCTCGGCGTCGCCTGGGTCGTCGCCGTAGGGGTGGAGGTCGTCGGTGATCCGGCGGACGGGTCCGGCGTCGTCGGCGGCAACCTCGGTGACCCCGTAGGCGTCCCGGAGGTGGCGGAGGTACCCGGCCACCCACGACGTGCCGGGCGCCTGGTGCAGCACGCGCAGGACGGGCGTGCCCTCGTCCCACCACCCCGCGACGACGGCCGCGCAGGTGTTGCCCGCGGCGACCTCGATGCCGATCCCGCAGTCGCCGAGGGCCGGCGGAACGCGGTCG